GACACTGGCATGACAGCAGCAGAGATATTTCTACACATGAATGAGTTACAATTTAAACGTGCATATACAAACATAAAGAAAGCGAAGGAGACTATGGAAATACCTGAGTACGTGGTGACACCAAAGACATCACACACTAAGTATCAACGCTATGTAAGACGGTGGGGCATAGCAATAGGTCAGACCATGTATGATGTGAAGGATGAACGTGTTGTCTTTCCTATTAAGAATGACGGTAGGATTGTTGATGCAGTGGGCAGGGCAGTAGGTAAGAAGCAGAACCCCAAGTGGTATCGCTACACAGGCGAGGCTGACTACTACACAATAGGTCAGGGTAAGACTTTACTTATCGTTGAAGATGTTGTGTCTGCTATTGTTGCATTCCAAGAGTTACCATACATCACAGCTATGGCTATCCTGGGTACGTCAATGAACCCCAAACACTTTGAGAAGATAGGAGAGTATGACAAGGTGATCATTGCCCTTGACCCTGACGCTATTGGTAAGACAGTAGAGTATCGCAGGGAGATAGAGTTGTGGACAGGACGCAAGACAACTGCTATGAATTTGATTGACGATATAAAGTATCGTGAGTATGAAGACATGGAGAAACTAAAGGAGTTAGTAAATGAAGTTAGCAATAGTGATTGACGTAGACGGTGACATCATGTATGTACCAGAGGGTAAAGTGTTTCCAAACTTTCCTGCACCAAAGATATTTGATACGATAGAGGATGCTCAAGTAGAATGTGATAAGTGGAACACTGGTGTCATAGTTGACATTGATGACAACAATAGAAGAGTGCCTATCATTAGGTCATTCGATGACGAAGAACGAAGAAGAGCGAAGGAACGAGAGGAGATAAACAAAGATGATGGAACTAGCACTGGTAAAGACACTACTCAGTAAAGAGTTTTATGACCAACACAAGGGCATACGATGTCCCGATAAAATATTCAGTAAGGATGTGCGTAAGATAAAGCAAGCACTTGATGCTGCTATGGAGACATACGGTGGTGATCTATCTGTCTCTGACTTACAGGCTGTGTTCAATAGGCTCAACGCAAGCATGACTACTGCCACACGTACAGCCTATGAAGATCTCTTCAAGCGTATCGACATGGCTGAACCTATCAAAGGGGAGATAGCAGAGGACACACTGTCTCAGTTATTTCAACAGCACGTTGGTGACCTTGTAGCTAACTTGGGCTTTGACTTTGTGAACGGTGCAGAGAATAGCCTTGAACCTTTACGTAAACTATTAGAGGAATACAAAGATGACTTTACTCCAAATCTTCGTGTCGAGTGGGATGATCATAGTCTTGATACTGTCTTGGATGGACTGGCGCTTGAATCGAAATGGACATTTAACATACCCAGTCTGGCTCGTAGGGTGGAAGGTATCAGTGGGGGTCATCTTATTGTGGTTGGCGCTCGTCCTAATACTGGTAAGACTAGCTTTCACGCCTCACTTGTAGCAGCAGACGGTGGCTTCGCACATCAGGGTGCTAAGTGTATTATACTTTGTAATGAGGAAGGGTATAGACGTGTAGCTTCACGATACATAAGTGCGTCTAGTCTTATGACTGTGAAAGAAGCTTTGCAGAATAAAGCTTTGGCTAACAAAAGATACTACCCAGTGTCAAAGAACATACTAATCAAAGACTGTACAGGTAAAGGCATGGATTGGGTAGAGTCAGTGGTCAAGTATGAGAAGCCTGACATAGTTATACTAGATATGGGTGACAAGTTTGCCGACATAAGATCTGAGAGAACAGACATAACTCTCAAGGCTGCTGCTATCCATGCACGTAACATAGCCAAGCAGTATGACTGTGCAGTGATGTGGATGTCTCAGTTATCAGCAGAGGCAGAGGGCAGGGCTGACCTAAACCAAGCTATGATGGAGGGCAGTAAGACTGGTAAGGCAGCAGAGGCTGACCTGATGATATTGATAGGTAAGACACAACAAGTAGAAGGAGAGGATGAAGATCCTATAAGATACTTGAACATTGCAAAGAACAAACTGAATGGCTTTCAAGGTAAGATAACCTGTCAACTTGACGGTTCAAGATCGTTGTACTCAGCATGATACAGTTTTCACTTGCCCTTAGTTATCACCTTCTTGGTGCTGAGTATGATCTAAATTACATACACCCACATGTAAGATATGAGTCCGATGTTTTTATAGCAGGTGCTTATTACAATAGTGAGTACAGAACATCTTTATATTTGGGACAAAAGCTAAATAAATACTTGGAGGTAGCCATTGTAACAGGTTATAACGATAACATTATACCTTACTTTAGGGCTACCTATGATAACTGGTTCATTGCTCCTGCTGCCTATCCTGGTGAAGTTGGTGCAGTAATAGGTTACGAGGTGAAGTTATGAGGTTAGTGCTAGACGTAGAGAACACGACAACAAAGCGTGATGATAAGTTACACCTAGATCCGTTTGATCCTGAAAACTATTTAGTGCAGGTAGGCTTCCTAGATGCTGATGATCCTGAAGCTTCACTTACTATCAAAACACTAGACCATAACGAATCAAAAGATGATACAGGTTTTAACAGACTAGACATACAGTGGACGCTAGACAACACTAAGTTACTTATTATGCACAACGCACAGCACGACTTGATGTGGCTGTGGGAGTGTGGCTTCAGGTATGACGGTGACATCTATGACACCATGCTTGCTGAGTATATATTAGATCGTGGACAGAGAAGAGGACTTAGCCTTGAGGCTTGTGCAGAACGTAGGCAGTTATCATTTAAGAAGCAAGACACACTAAAGAAATATTTTAAGGAAGGAAAGAACACAAATGAAATACCTTATGAGGAGCTTTGTGATTATCTCAAGTATGACTTGCTTACTACTTGCGAGTTGTTCCATGCCCAAGAAAAAGAATACAGCCAACCCGATGCCGCCTCTCTCCATACCGTTAGACGTGTTACCTTCAACACCTGTAAAACCCTTACAGAAATCTATATGGCAGGATTCAAAGTCGATCTTCAAGAGTTGGAGCGAGTAGCAAAGGAGTATGAAAATGAGAAAGCGGAGATTGAAACGAGACTACAAAAGAAAGTCAGGGAAGTTATGGGCGACACTCCGATCAACCTGCGTTCACCTGAACAGAAATCGCAAGTCTTATTTTCCAGAAGGGTACACGACAAAAAGGAATGGGCTGATCTCTTCGAGTTCACACAGACACAAGAAGAGTTTAAGGATGCCGTTGCTGCCAACTCGTCCCCGATCTACAGGACTACGGCTTACACCTGCCCTAGTTGCGAAGGGCAAGGTAAAGTATACCGACTTAAAAAAGATGGAACAAAGTTTGCTAGACCTAATAAATGCAAAGATTGTGATGCGAAGGGATATAAACTAAAAGACAGTCAACAAATAGCAGGGCTACGCTTTACTGCGCCAAGCAAGAAGTGGATAAGTGCCAACGGATTTAACACAGGAAAGGATGAACTAGATGTACTATCTTCAACTGCTAAACAAAATAGAATGGACGAAGCTTTTAATTTCCTTTCTGACCTTAAACGTCATAATGCTATCTCTTCTTATCTATCTGCTTTTGTCAACGGAATACGGTCATACACTAAGACAAACGGATTCCTGCACGTTGGACTTACTCAGCATATTACAGCCACTGGACGTTTCAGTGGAAGAAATCCCAACATGCAGAACATGCCTAGAGGGGGAACATTCCCAGTAAAGAAAGTATTTGTATCAAGATTTGACAATGGATTAATAATGGAGGCCGACTTTGCACAACTCGAATTTAGGACAGCAGCGTTCTTGGCACAGGATGACACAGCGATACAAGAAATTGCAGATGGTTTCGATGTACATGCTTACACAGCAAAAGTTATTACTGATGCAGGGCAACCGACAACACGTCAAGAAGCTAAGGAACACACGTTCGCTCCTCTCTTTGGGGCAAGCGGTTACGGACGCACAAAAGCTGAAGCTACCTACTACACCCACTTCAACGATAAGTACAAAGGCATAGCCAAGTGGC